GAAGTTATACGGCTATAAACGTAAACATTAAACGTTACTTTGGGAGCAGAGCCACCCGCTAACTTTTGAGCCGATAAAAACAAGGATTTCGATATAGGTGTTGTGTTTCTTGGAGCGTGTATTAATAGCTGCTCTGTCACGCCAGATTCAGCAGCAATAAACGCTTGAACGCTACCGCCAGTCGTAGCCGATATAGTTATTGAGTTCGCATTAAACTCTGCCGAGCCAGAAGACAAAACCAACGCCCGATTAATACCAAGCCCACTAAAAGCAGTTACATCGCTACCGCTAGACCCTAGCGTATGCACCGCATCTTGACTGTCTTCGTTCGCATCAATATATGAAACCAGCAATGATAGTGCGCCTGTAGTCCCTGAGCCATCAGTAGTGCCATTGTAAGTAATTGTAAATGTGCTTGCGGTAGTTAGAATAGTGGGCGTATTTGTAGTGCTGTCAGCAATAATAAGTGCGTCACCATCTGTGGTATCAATATCTGACCGATAAGAAAACTTGTTTATCTGATAAACACCATCCTTTTCGCCCAGCGATATACTATCTTGGCCTACAGCTCTATCTCTAAATGTAACCATTACTATAACCTCAAAATAAATAAGGGGCCGAAGCCCCCGTTTTTCTAATCGCTATCAGTAGCAGCTAGAACTGTACCGTCAGCAACATCAACAACACCGGAGGCATTACTCAGTACTTGAGTCAAGATAGCCACCTGTGTTCCTGCGTTAACAGCCCAAATATAAATCAAATCACCGATAGCCAAAGTAGCCGATAGATCATTGAAGTAGCCAGCAGTATTAATGTCTGCTTGACTGTCAGGGGTTGTGTAGGCATGGATACCGGGCGCAGCGCCTGTAGTATCCCCATGTTTAAAATCAGTTAATACAAAAGCCATGATAATTCTCCTATTATACGAAAGCGATTTTAGCAGTGCCTTCCGGATCAATAATAGTAGAGCCAGCTTTCAGCATACCATTACATAACCATGAAACACGCTCAGGGATATAATCAACAGACATTGATTTCTCAATGCTGCCAGAAGCCATACCGATGGCGTTAGGTGCCCATGCGTAAGCTACTAAACCAGAACCGCCTAGACCGCCTTCAAGACGACGAGCGCCTACAGTTTTAAAGCTGAATCCCATGAATGAATCATTCATTTGACCTTGAACTAACGCTTTAACTGTATTGAAGTCAGATGAAGTGGTCTCAGTATTTGCTAATAAGCTTTGCATTCCAGCGCCAGAAACAACGATGCACACATCTTCTTCAACTTCTAAGTCGTCATAGTAAGCACGTAAAGCACGAAGTTTTGCAGTAGTGAAGCCTGTACCACCGGCAGCAATAGAGAAGCCTTCGCCGTCTGTTGCAGTGGTGTTGTAAGTGCCAGCTACAGCAGTGTCGATGATAATCTGATCTTCTGTGCGGCCCATAGCCTTGCCGATAGTCTCGGTAAGTTTACGTTTCTCATCAAAATTGACAGTAGATTGATCGAAAATATCCGTATATTCTGGATGCTCATGATCGGTTAGGGATGCGCTAGGTAATGAGTGAGTGATATCCATAGGAACAACTAACGAACTAGAACCAGTACGTAGATGGCCTTGGCCTTTACCCATTAAGCGGAATTTGTAAGTGTCACCAACGACACCTGTACGATACTCGACTGTATCACGCAACTTAGAGCCACCTTGATAAGCTAACTTTACGCTAGTATCAAACTCTGTACGTGCTACATCAGATAAGAACTTTGACATAGTATTTCTCCAAAAAGAAAATAAATAATAATAAAAACTAATCTATTTGCTTTACACGTAACCCAAAAAGAAGGGAGTGCTGAAACAAACAACAAACACTTCCGGCCTTTCGGGTATCGGAGAATACTATGGATTATACGCCACTAATAGATAAAATCAATGACCGTGCATACGACCTATCATTTGCCTAACTTCTTCACGGTATGACTCGGAGTAGTTATACATAACCTTGCCGTTTTCATCTTTCTTCATCATGGCGCTATCAATGTCGTGTTGAGTAACTGCGCTCTGTGTAGATGCAGAGCTAGTCGGTAATTGAGCCGCAGACGTAGAAGAGATTAACGCCTCTACTAATTCAACAGTTTTGGCGTTATTAATAACATCTTTAAACTCTTCGTACTTGTCGCCGAGATTGTTCTTCATATACCCGTCGATGTTATTTAGCCTATCATCAGCATTAGGGCCGAGAGCTTCCATCTCCCTCTCTACATCAAATTCAGCCTTAGCCTCAAAGATAGAATTGCCTAGCGACAATAGCTCGCCGTGCATTTCTTGACTCATCTGCCCTTTAGCACCAAGCTCATTCAAAGTTTTAACGAAAGTATCTTCACCGTCTAAACCTTCTGGCAATTCATAAGCTTCTGGCGCACCGGTAAACCCACCGAAACGCTTTTCTAATTCTGTATAAGCCTTAGCTTGATCTGCTACAGACTTGTACTTGTCTGCTTTAAAGTATTCTGGTGCTTCACCTTCACCGTTAACGCCCTCTGACCACGAGAATGTAGATTGCACTTCTGTTGACTCTGTTGCTGTTGATTCTTCGCTAGTACCCGTTTCTGTGGATAGCATTGATTCACTCATATTAAGGCCGCTCTTTTTAGTTGATTTAAAATTTGTTTGACTACACCAGATTCACCGTTCTTATACGCCGCTTCGTAGTTAATGTTTGGGGCGTTTAACGCTGTATCGTTAGACATTATAAACGTGGTCACAAGGTGATTTAATACAAACTTGCCTTGCTCTGTTGAAAAGGTGTGGTGGTAGTTCTTAGCTATAGTTGCCTGAGCCTCTTGCGCTTCCTTTGCATTCTTCTCAGTATCTACCTTGCTATTGTTTAGTTCTTCCCAACTCATTGCGCGGCTCCAGTAGGTGCAGGTGATTGTGCGTTCATGCCAGCCTGTGCAGCTTCTGCGCCAGCCTTAATAACCGTTTCTTTTTCTGACTTAGATCGAACCAACTCAGCAGGCATCCCCGTTTTTTCAGCTACCCATGTGCCAAAGTCCTCAAGCTTAAACGCCATTTTAGATTGGTCAGGGCCAGCAGTATTAAGCACAAACTCAACCGCTTGCTGCACTGCCATGATGTCTTCCATATCCTGAGAGCGTGCCAATGGGCTGGTGAACTTAATATCAACAGCCTTGCCATCAATCAATATAGGATCAATCTTCCCGCGCTTAACAAGAATGTACATTACGCGCTTGAGAGTAGGCACAAGTATTTCAGTCTGTAATCGTCCGTATGCACTACCAATACGTTTAGCTAACTCTCTTGCTTCCATAGCAATCTCAGTAGCAGACCGAACTGGGCCTTCTGGATCACGCAAGTCATTAAACAATGATTTCTTAATAGCACCCTGAAGTTCATTAATCTCAAACAATGACAGTTCTACACCACCACCAGTGTCTAATCGCTGTATAGACGGGTTAGATGAATTATTCGAGCCAACAGGCAATACAACACCCGGAGCTATTGTTAGATTGTACGGGTTAGTTACGCCATCATCAGTAGCTGTCCACATTCCAGCAAGCTCAATAGCCGCTCTTTGCAATACAAACTCTTTGGCTTTATTGAGAGACTTAACATCAGGCAATACCATGACAGCAGGGCCGCGACCACGAACTTCTCCACTCGTCTTAGCATAACGACCAGTAACAAACGGGCTGCTATTCTCGTATGACTGATCCCAGCTTAAAGTACTTTCGTCATCCACCCAAACAACGCCGTGATAAACTTTATCTTTTGGATCGTATACAACGCCCTCAGTACAAGCTATGTCGCCGTCAGGGTCTTTGTCGATCTTATCTTTGATAGACTTAGATGCCTTAAATCCGCGCCAGGTACGCTCAATATTACGGCCTTTAATCTTATGTTTGCGCCAATGGGATTCAACGCTACCTTGCGGCCCCTCTTCAAAACCTATATGTTTTTGAGGAATAGAATGAAAAGAGAATGGCATCTCCATATCATCGGTATTCTCCTTAATCATCATTGTGCCTGTGCCTATAAGCACATCGAGGGCCATCTCATAAAACTGTGTAGCGAAATTTGAGCGGTTAATGTAATCGAATACTATCTCCGTCTGCTCTTCCAGCTTCTTGCGTATATCGTCCTCGTCAATCTCACCGTCACCAGCTTTAATATCACGCTTCATTTCCTCGGCTAACTCTATCGCTGCCCACTTAGCCCATATAGGCGCTATATTTTCTTGCAGCTTAGATGCGCCTAACTGAATAGCAACCGATGCGGTTGAGTCGAATATTAAATCCATCTTTTTCTGACCTGTATCATCACGGTCAAATAGATTTCGATTAGGCAGAAAGTACTCGTAAGCGTCAGACAACAAAGATTCCCACTGAGATTCAGTAGAGAATGCTTTCTTTGCTCTCGCTTTTAAGTCGCGGATGTTTCCAAGGTTTTTAGGCAGTGACATTATTTTTTAACTCGCTTGATTAACCCCGAGCCAGTTACAGCATTGCCGAAAGCGCCACCACCAGAAGATGTAGCATCCTTTTTGGC